TGGAAGGCAGGGGCAGGCGCGGCAAGTACCCATTTGCGGACATGGAACCCGGTGACAGTGTTTTCTTCCCCGGTGAAGTCATCAAGGGTAAGGCCTACATGGCGGCCATGAATCACGCATCAGGGCGTGACAAACGTTTCGTGGCCCGTAGAGTAAGAGAGAACGATATTGCGGGCATCCGCATCTGGAGAATGGAATGACACCTAAACAGGAGAAGTTCTGCCAACTTTACGTGGAGCTAGGGAGCGGTGCTGCAGCGTACCGCGGTGCGTACAAAGCCGATCGAATGAAACCCGAGACTGTGCATCAGCGTGCACACGATCTTTTGCAGAACAGTAAGGTCAAGGTAAGGATTGAAACCATCAGAGAGGCTGCCAGGGAGCGAAACAAGATCACGGTGGATACGTTGCTGCTGGAGCTGGAAGAGGCGCGTCAGGCGGCTCTGTGTGCTGGGACAGTGCAGTCGGCTGCAGCAGTGGGTGCAACCATGGGGAAAGCAAAGTTATTGGGACTGGATAAGCAGATTCTTGATCTGCGCAGCAGTGATGGTAGTCTGAAGACATCCCCCACTGTAATCAAGATTGTAGCCGCCGATGACAACAGCGCAGATTAAATTACCGCGCAAGCTGGTCCCAGTCTTCGCGCCGGTACGGGGTCAACTGCGCTACCGAGCTGCCTATGGTGGGCGCGGTAGCGGCAAGTCGTTCAACTTCGCAAAGATGGCAGCGGTGTTCGGTTATGCCGAGAAGCTGCGGATTCTTTGCACCCGTGAATTCCAGGTCAGCATTAAGGAGTCCTTTCACGCTGAGTTGAAAAACGCCATTGCGTCAGAGCCATGGCTGGCGGCTGCCTATGATGTGGGGATCGACTACATCAGGGGTCACAACGGCACGGAATTTATTTTCCGAGGTTTGCGTCACAACATGGGCAGCATCAAATCCATGGCGCAAATTGATATCTGCATTATTGAGGAAGCGGAAGATGTACCTGAGGCAAGCTGGATTGATCTGGAACCCACCATCCGTGCGCCCGGCTCCGAGCTATGGGTAATTTGGAACCCGCGCACGGATAACTCACCGGTGGATAAGCGGTTCATCAAGACGGCACCGCCACGATCCTGCATTGTCGAAATGAATTACTGGGACAACCCATTCTTCCCACCGGAGCTGGAAGAACTGCGCCGGCAGCAGCACCGCACGTTTGATGATGCGACCTATGCGCATATCTGGGAAGGCAAGTACCTGACTCGCACCGATGCGCAGATTTTTGCAGGCAAGTACCGGGTTGCAGAGTTTGAGCCGCATGAGAAGCTGTGGGATGGACCATACTTCGGATTGGACTTCGGTTTCAGTCAAGACCCCACTGCTGCAGTGAAGGCGTGGATACACGACCGCAAGCTCTACATTGAGCATGAAGCCGGGCGCACGGGGCTGGAGCTGGACGATACGGCAGGGTATCTGATCAAACGTGTACCTGATATCGCTGCATCAGTGATTCGCTGCGACAATGCCCGTCCTGAGTCGATCAGCTTCATCAAGCGTAATGGATTGCCCAGGGCGCGCCCATGCGTGAAGGGCAAGGGCAGCGTGGAAGACGGGATTGCCTTCATCAAGAGCTTTGATGAAGTCGTGATCCACCCCCGGTGTAAGCAGACCATCAGCGAGTTCAGGCTGTACAGCTACAAGGTTGACAGATTGAGCGGTGATGTGCTTGATGCTATAGTGGACAGCAATAACCATTACATTGACGCACTGCGCTACGCACTGGAACCCGTCATGAAATCCAACTCAATCAACTACGGGAAGCTGTTATGAAGTTTTTGGATGGTCTCACTAATGTGGTGAATCAACTGATTAACCGGCGCAATGCTCAACAGACAAACCGCGTCACACGCACCCGTGTGGAAGACGTTGAATTACGTGCCATGTTGGTGTCTGGTCTGGGTAGCAAGATCATCCGATTGAAGACGGGTTACGCGCTGAATGATACGCTGAGTTTCACTGATGATCAGGACAAGCTCTTGTATCAGCAGTACCTACAACGCCACGTCCGTAAAGCAGCCAAGTACATGCTGGCATTCGGACGTGGCGCTATTGTGGTGCTGGAGAAGGGTGCAGATCACACTAAGCCACTGACCAAGACCCTGCAACCAGGCACCCGGTTAGCCGTGCTGTCTGGTGACATCATCAAGGGTGTCAATGTGGACATTAACCTGCTGTCCGATCGTTACATGAAGCCCAGTGTTTACATGGCACGGGGCGTATCCTTTCACCATTCCCGCGTCATTGATTTTACTTACGTGGAACCTGCTGAAGATGATGCACCTCTGTATGACTACGGTGGTGTGTCTGAGTTTGAGTTGATCTACAACCAGTTCATCAATGATGGTGTTGTGGAACGCGCCAGCGGTGTCATTGTTGAGAAAAATGCGACCGTGTTCCACAAGATCAAGGGTTTCAAGGAATCGCTTGAAGCCGGGCAGGACAAAGAACTGATTGAGTACTACGGCAAACTCGCTGACCTGCGATCCATCTACGGCGATGGGATTATCGACGCTGAAGATGATGTCATCAGTGTAGCCCAGGCGCTCACCAACCTTGCAGACGTGGATCAGATTACCTTGCGCCGGTTGGCAATGGTGACGGGCATCCCGTTGGCTGTGCTGGTGGGTGAGAACGTGAAGGGGTTGAACAGCAGCGGTGAAGAAGAGCGCAAGACGTTCCAAGACACTATCGAGAACCTGCAGTTTGATTACCTGCTGGAGCCGATTCAGCGTCTGTGCAGTCTACATGGGATTGACGGTGTAGAGTTCGCAGAGAATCAGGGTGGCACTGCTCAGGAGCGTTTGCAGTACGAAACCACAGCGATTGCGAATGCCAAGTTGCTGTGGGAGATGGGTGAAGATTACCGGCACTACCTGCAGCAGAACGAAGTGATCCAGAAGGACAAGTTCAAAGAGATGTTCCCGGATGACTGACGTCAAGCAGCCCAACAGCCCCAGGGCACAGGAAAATGAATTTGAGCAGATGCTTGAATTCATGGTGGCGCAGATCAGTCAGCGTTTTGAGAACGGCGTCATCAAGCAGTTGAACCAGTCCACCGTGGAAAAGTTCGCCGATGCGCAGACCGGTAATTACGCCCGTGTGACAATGCGGCTGGCGAATCAGGTTCGGCGTAAAATCAGACGCCAGTTCAACAACGAACGCATTGAAGCCATGGTGGCGGATATCCTGCGCAAGACTGACGCTCGGGCACAGCAGCAGCTGTATCGTCAGGTTGAGAACGCGATTGGCATCAGCACCAAAGCACTGATGGTCAAGGAGGGCATGAAGCCCACCATCAATGCGCTGATTCTGGAGACAGTGGAATGGGTCAAGAAACTGCGTGAAGAGTCCCTGGAAGCGTTCACCACCAACACACTACATGCGATGACGACCGGCAGCAGTCTGGAAGACGTAATGCAGCAGTTCAAAGGCGCGGTGGAGAAGCGCAAGAATCACGCCAAGTTTCTTGCACACAACCAGATTCAGAATTTCAACAGTGTGACCAGCAAACTACGGGTGCAGAAACTGGGAATCACCAAGGCGATCTGGGACACTGCGGATGACGACCGAGTTCGACCGAGTCATGCTGACCGAGACGGTAAGGAGTTTGATCTGTCGGAAGGTCTCTACAGCAGCATGGACGGGAAGCACTTGATACCGGGTGTGGACTACAACTGCCGTTGCACTGCTCGCTACATAATCCCGGAGGATGAGGTATGAGCCGATTCAGCTACTGGTTGACATGCTGTTACCACAGGCTTAGACTTTTGTAAACCAATCTGACGGTATCACGATGCCCAAGAAATTTGACAAGTGCGTACAAGACGTTATCGCTTCGGGTAAAACCGAAGATGAAGCATACGCCATTTGCACCGCTCAATTCACTGATGCATTGTCAGGTAGTTTCACTGATGCAGTGAAATGGGACGGTGATGAGAAGACGGCAATCTCGGTGCGTGATGGCATGTTGGAGTATCTCGGTGCCGAGCTGGGCATGGAGCCTGCCGAGCAGGTATTCACCGTGTACCGTTCACCGGCCACCATTGCCCGTGCCAACCAGGCGATGGCGGGAATTCCGCTTACTGACGAGCACGTTACTGTGGGTCAGGACGTAGAGCAACCGGTGGGCACCGTGCTGGATTCCGAGATCATCGACTTCATCGACGAAGAAACAGCGTCGCATTTGGCGTTGCGTAATCGTATCAAAATCACAGATGCTATAAGCGGAGCGCTGCAGACCGGCAAGCGAGAGCTATCACTCGGGTATAATGCCCGACTGGTGCCGCACAGCCGCTTCGACTTTGAGCAAGTGGACATTCAGCCTCATCATTTGGCT